AGAGATGAAATCATGAAAAGGTTGTCATCTATTGCTAAAGATAATGAGGTAATAACAATTGTCCACGATGTTCAATGAGTTTCTAGAAGTACTTGAAGATAATAATTTTTTAGAGGTGCCAGTAGATGCAAAAACATTTATTGAATCTCCAAATTATTTAGGTCAACCACCATTATCAAAAATACAATATGAAATTGTTGAAGCAATGAGTCAAATATACAAGCAAGAAGATTTAGAAAAAATAATGGGAACAGTGGAAGGTAAAAAATATTATGACAAATTTACTAAAAACGAAATTATTCTACAACTTGGGAAGGGTAGTGGCAAGGACTTTACTTCGACTGTGGCTTGTGCCTATATTGTTTATAAGTTACTATGTCTTAAAGACCCAGCAAGATACTTCGGAAAACCAAGCGGAGACGCAATAGATCTTATTAACGTTGCTATAAATGCTCAGCAGGCAAAAAACGTTTTCTTTAAAGGATTTAAAAATAAGATTGAGAAATCTCCTTGGTTTGCAGGAAAGTACAATGCTAAAGCAGACTCTATTGAATTTGATCAATCAATAACTGTTTACTCTGGACACTCAGAAAGAGAATCTCATGAAGGTTTAAACTTATTACTTGCTGTACTTGATGAAATTTCTGGATTTGCTTCTGAAGTTGGAACTGGCAATGAACAAGGAAAAACCGCAGAAAACATTTATAAAGCCTTTCGTGGTTCTGTAGACTCTCGTTTTCCAGATCTTGGCAAGGTTGTATTGCTTTCTTTTCCAAGATACCCAGGAGACTTTATATCGGAAAAATATGATAGCGTAATTGCTGAAAAAGAAGTTATTGAAAAAACCCATAAGTTTATTTTAAATCCAGAATTAGGAGATACTCCAGACAATTCATTTGAAATTTCTTGGGATGAAGATTATATTATTTCATATAAGTTTCCTGGAATCTTAGCATTAAAAAGACCAACGTGGGAAGTAAACCCAACAAGAAGTATTGAAGATTTTAAACATGCATTCTATACAGATTTAGGTGATGCAATGATGCGCTTTGCATGTATCCCAACATTTTCATCAGATGCATTCTTTAAACAAAAAGATAAATTAGTTAAGTGTATGACATTAAGAAACCCATTAGATTCTAATAGAAGGTTTGATGAATCTTTTAAACCAGACCCAGACAAAACATATTATATACACGCAGACCTTGCACAGAAGCATGATAAGTGTGCTGTTGCTATTGCACACGTTGATAAATGGGTTAACATTCAAGTTATTAAAGACTATGAACAGGTTGCACCAGTTGTTGTTGTGGATGCCGTTGCATGGTGGGAGCCAAAAATTGAGGGACCAGTAAATTTATCTGAAGTAAAACAATGGATCATTAACCTAAGAAGGCAAGGATTTAACATTGGTATTGTATCCTTTGATAGATGGCAATCATTTGATATTCAAAATGAACTTAAGGCTGTTGGAATAAATACAGATACAGTTTCAGTTGCTAAAAAACATTATGAAGATTTAGCAATGATGGTTTATGAAGAAAGAATTGCAATGCCACAAATTGATTTATTGCTTCAGGAACTTTCTGAGTTAAAAATTATGAAAGGTAACAGAGTGGACCACCCACGTAAGTCATCTAAAGATTTAGCAGATGCTGTTTGTGGTGCAGTCTATGGAGCAATTGCACACACACAAAAAGATTTAAACTTAGAAATTGATGTACACACTTGGGGCAGTGCTGCAAAAGAAAGAAATCGGCAGGAGTTTCAAGAAAGAGAAGAGAAGCGTAATATGCAGATGCCGAAAGATGTTGAAGAATTTTTAGGAAAGTTTAACTTATTATGACAAAAATTTATTACGCAATAAAACCACCAAATAAATCACCAGATAATAATTTTAATACAAATCCACTATTTAATATGCTAGATGAGCAATTAATTTCATTGTATAAAGATTTAAAACAAGATCAAGATAAAAACGTTCCAAGACAAGGATCTTTTTTTTCATGTAGAGCGTTTATTGATTATACAAAAAATATGTATGTTTTTAAAAATCCATTTGATATTAAAGTAAGAATTGAAAAAAGTAGAGTTCTTAATCTTGGAAATAGAAATATGGATCATGTTTTTATGAACAGAATGGTTCAAGTTCAAGATGCCTATAATTTAAATTATGATCCAGGATATGTTTTTTTCAGTGAAGAGTCTGTAAATATAGAGGTAATGAGTCCATTTATGCACAGAAGTAGTTTTAATAAAAATGGATACATAGTTCCAGGAACTTATGATATTTCAAAATGGTTTCGTCCCTTGAATCCAGCATTACAATTGTACGATAATGAAGATAGAGTGGTGGAGTCTTCAAAAGGAGATGCACTTATGTATATTAAATTTAATTGTAATGATAATGTTAAATTAGAAAAATTTTACATAGACAAAGAATTAGATTCCATTATATATGGTGCTTCTGGTTATAAAAATTATGACCCAAATAGGTCTTTGCCATATTTATATGATAAATTTGAAAAAGCAGGGCTTAAAAAAAGAACCTTAAAACTGATCAAGGAAAACCTAATTTGACGCAGTTCTCATATATCTGCTATAATAAGGTATAGTCATAAAGGCTAAAATCATGTTAACTTATAGGAGAAAAATGAACTTATTTAAAAAGATTGCTGTTACAGCAGTTAGTGCGCTTGCCCTGTCTGGAGTGTCTGTAATTACATCAGCCCCAGCCAATGCAGCAATTACTGGAATTCTATCAGTAGATACCGTTCCAAACCGTTCATCATCATTATCTAATGGCGTTGCATCAGCAACTGCAGCAGATAACAAGGTCTCTGTTTCAATGATTGCTCTTTCAGATACATCTGGGGCAAGCGAAACAGTAACTGTTCGTGGTCGTATTATTTCAAATCCAACACCAGCAACAGTAGACGCAACAACTCAAATTACAGTTGGAGACACTCTTGTGGCTCTTGCAACTTTATCAAACAATACTGCAGCAACTGTTGTTCTAGGCGGAAGTGATGAAACAGTTACGGTTGATTCTGTAAGCGTTTTGTCAAACGCATTTAGAACTCCAGGAACTTATAAAATTTTATTATGGATTGACAACGTGGGAAACACAATTGGCGGAAACTCAACCATTGATGGTGGAGAGGCTTATTTTACCGCAGATGTTAAGGTTGGAGGAACTCCAGTTTCATTAGAAACAAGTTCTTCTTCTTTAGTAACAGCAGGAGATGTTTCAGTCGATCTTGGAATTACACTTAAAGATACCAATGGTATTCCAACACTACTTCGTAATTCTCTAGAAAGAATTACAGTTTCTTCAACTATTGCAGTTGGATCAACAGAAACGTTAACTGTAACAAAAGGTAAGTTAACTGCTCCAGGAAGTGTTTTAACAACCGCTTCCCGATCTGGAACACCAACAACAAACACATTCTTAGAGTCAACAGACTCACTTACAGCATCAACAGGATCATATGATCTTCATGCTAAGCACACTGGTTCAACAAGTTCTACTCTTACATTTAACTTAGGTGGAATTTTAACTCCATCAGTTGCCAAAGTCGTAACATTTACAACAAATCCAGTAGCAACTGCAACAAAGGTTGCTCTTTCAAGTGCCATCGGAGTTTCAACATCTACAGTTAAGTATGTTGCTCCAGTTGCAATTGAGACACCAACATCAACAACATATTTTGCTAGTACCTCTTCTGCATCAACACTTGGTTGGTCCATTAGCGGAACAGCAGGATCGATTGTTAATGCTAAGATTACATCTTCTAGCGTTGCTGGAATTACAAATGGAACATATCCAGTAGTTATTGGAACTAATGGAATTGGAACATACGTTACTTCTGCTACTACTGCTAGTGGATCATTCACAATTACAGTTGCTCTAGCAACAGGAAACTCTGTTGTTACAGTAACCTATACTGCTCCTTCAGTTTCTCAGGGTGCATTAGGAACAACTGGAATTTCTACATCATTATTAAGTGCATCAATTACAAACTCTGTAGTTAAGAGTGGAGATACCACAAGCCTTAAGATTAATGTAAAGAATAACTTTGACACTCCTCAGCAATATTATTTTGTTACTGGAACATTGTCTTCTTCAAGCAGAAACTTTGGAACAACAATTGCAACTTCAGTTACTGATATCAATGGAGATGCAACGATTACATTTAAAGATTCAAGCACTTCAA